CATTGAGATCATTCAGGATGCATCTGCGTCTGGGTTCACGGTCACTTGGCCCACGTCTGTTGACTGGCCTAGCGCAACTGCACCTACACTAACAGCTACTGCATCAGCGAAAGACGTGTTCGTATTTACTACTCGTGACGGTGGCACTAACTGGTATGGATTTACTGCAGGTCTGGCATTAGCATAAGGGTTTCATAACATGGCAACTAAAAAGAAACTCTTACAAGCCGCTGCGGGTAGTGCAGGTGGTGCTGGCCTGAACGTAGAAGATGTGTTCAGCACTTATTTGTACAACGGCACTGCGACAAATGTATCTCACCAAATACAAAACGGTATTGACCTTGCTGGTGAAGGTGGTTTGGTTTGGATCAAAAAGCGTGATAGTAATATATCTAATACTAATCATCATTTAGTAGATACTGAACGAGGTGATTATTATTTAGCTTCTAACAGTACAAATGCACAAGCATCAGGAAGCGATATAAATACTTTTAATTCTGATGGATGGACTTTTGATGCTTCCACAGGTCTAGGAACAGATTATTTAGCGGCACAATCATACGCCTCTTGGACATTCCGCAAAGCCCCTAAGTTCTTTGATTGCGTTCAATATACTGGTAATGGGACTGCGGGTCGTACTGTAAGTCATAACCTTGGCAGTGTACCAGGGATGATGATTATAAAAAGAACTGATACTGGTGCGGCTTGGTATGTGTACCACAGAGAAATGTTGAATACCGACACTTTAAGATTGAATACAACTGCTGCTAAATCTACAAATCAAACTAACTTTTTAAACAGCACAGACCCTACTGACACAGAATTTACTTTAGGCAGCGAAGCTGATGTAAATGGGTCTGGAGGAACTTTTATTGCCTACCTATTCGCCCACAACGATGGTGACGGTGAGTTCGGCCCTGATGGTGATGCTGATATTATCAAGTGTGGTTCTTTTACGACTGATAGTGGTGGTAATGCTTCTGTTGACATTGGATTTGAACCACAATGGATAATTTATAAAAGGTCAGATGGGACATCTAATTGGGGTATGAATGATAATATGAGGGGGTGGGCTGATACCTATTGGAACCCCTTATATGCCGATGCAAGCAACGCAGAAAGTGGATTTGCCTCTACTAGAAGTTGGCCTACGGCAACTGGATTTGAGTTTGAAGGACAGTTATCAGCTTCAGCTAACTACATCTACATAGCCATTCGCCGTGGCCCTATGGCTGTGCCTGAAGATGCGACTGATGTGTTTGCTATGGACTTTCGCTTTAGCTCAGAGGCACAAGCGTTAAATCCAGAACACCAATATTATTCTGGCTTTCCTGTTGATATGCACTTGAACCTGCGAAGAAGCGGTGGCGGAGTGTATGCTTACTCCAGACTGCAGGGTGGAAGCAATTTCCTAAGAACGTCGACTACAGACGCAGAGGTCAGTTCTACGACAAATCAGTTTGGTTCGAACGAGGGTCTGTATCCGCTTGGTTTCACAAACACAGAAGACACTACGACGCTTGGACATATGTTCCGCCGTGCCCCCAACTTCTTTGATGTCGTTGCTTACACGGGGAACGGAACAGTAAATCATCAGATATCTCATAATTTACAAGCAGTTCCAGAACTTTTGCTTTTTAAACCTAGAGGATCAGGGTCTTGGATAGTTAAATCAAAGTTTGACGATGATGCGTCAGGTGTTTCAACACGGAATAATTACTTATTGCTCAACTATATAAACGCTTATTCAACGAGTGCTGATTATAGGCTGTCATCAAATGAAACAAGTTTTACTTTAAGCACTAATGGTGGATTTGATAATGGGTCTGATTGGAACACCAGTGGCTTAAACTACATAGCCTACCTATTCGCAAGCCTAGATGGTGTGTCTAAGGTGGGGACTTTTACCCATACAGATGGTACGCCCACAGATGTAGATTGCGGTTTTACGTCAGGTGCTAGATTTGTTATTTGGAAGAAAACAAGTAATATTGGTCAATGGGTAGTAGTGGACACTGAGCGTGGGATTGTTGCAGGTAATGACCCATATCTTGAATTAAACAGCACTAATGCTGAAAGTTCTGCATATGACATTATTGACCCGCTTTCATCAGGTTTTACTGTAGGTTCGGTCATGTCAAGTGGCACATACATCTTCTATGCAATAGCATAATCAAACTCATATGAAAGGATCAATCTAATGAGTGAATACAGAAACAGAACAACAGGTGTCGTAAAGACCCAAGGGCAGTGGCGCAATGAGTTCGCCAACATGTCCCTACCTCGTGTATGGAAAGCAGCAACCCTAGACGCACTAGACCTAGATGCTGTACTAGCTGCACCACAACCTACACCAGGTGAATACCAACGTGTAGTACGTGATGGTGTCGTACAGGATGCTAACGGCAACTGGGTGGAGAACTACGTTGCTCGTGACATGTTCCAAGACACCACAGAGGATGGCGTTACGACAACCAAGGCAGAGCATGAGGCGGCTTATCAGGCTGGCTTGGATGCTAGGGTTGCTGAAGGTCATCGTACTACACGTGATAAGCTACTAGCTGATACTGATTGGACACAGATGAACGACAGTCCACTGACGAATGAAGCTAAGACTGCATGGGCTACGTACCGTCAGGAACTACGTGACCTAACTGATTCAGACGCATGGCCTAACCTAGCAGACGAGGACTGGCCTGTAGAACCGTAAGGACATAACATGGCAAAGCAAGCGTTAGACCAGATACGGCAAGCGGCTGAGAATGATCTAGAGTTCTTTATTCAGTTGATTGCCCCACAGCAGGTCTTAGGGGATTGCCATAAAGAGGTCATAGAATGGTGGACAAGAGAGGACGCACGTAACTATCAGCTTCTTCTCTTTCCACGTGACCACGGTAAGTCAAGGCTCATTGCTTACAGGGTAGCATGGGAACTAACTAAAGACCCTACACTACGTATCCTGTATATCTCTGCTACAGCAAACCTCGCTGAGAAACAACTTAGTTTCATTAAAGGTATCCTTACCTCAGAAATCTATAGACGTTACTGGCCTGAACACATCCACGCTGAAGAGGGTAAACGTACACGGTGGACTAACTCAGAGATCAGCTTAGATCACCCACTACGTAAGCAAGAGAACGTCCGTGACCCTAGTATCTTTACAGGTGGCTTGACTACATCACTGACAGGTTTACACTGTGACATTGCTGTACTTGATGACGTAGTTGTAGCTGAGAATGCTCTTACCCTAGAGGGCCGTAACAAGGTAGCAAGTCAGTATTCATTACTGTCGTCTATCGAAGGTGCTGACGCTAGGGAGTGGGTAGTAGGCACACGGTATCATACCAAGGACTTGTACAATGATCTGATGGAGATGAAAGAAGTTCTCTATGATGATCAGGGTGAACAGGCAGGTGAAGATCAGATATACGAAATCTTCGAGAAACCTGTAGAGAATCGTGGTGATGGTACTGGTGAGTTCCTATGGCCTAAACAACAACGTAAAGATGGTAAGTGGTTCGGGTTCGATATAGCTACACTCGCTAAGAAACGTGGTAAGTATCTCGACAAAGGTCAGTTCAGAGCACAGTACTACAACGATCCTAGTGATCCAGATAACGTACCTGTAACACGAGACAAGATACAATACTTCGATAGGAAGCACGTAGTCTTAGACAATGGGTTCTGGTACTACAGAGGTAACAAACTAAATCTCTTTGCTGCTATTGACTTTGCGTTTAGTACGAGAGCGAAAGCTGACTATACTGCCCTAGTTCTTGTAGGCGTAGACGCAGATAATAATGTTTACGTTCTAGATATAGACAGGTTTAGAACAGAACGCATATCAGAGTACTTCGATCACATCTTTGATATGCACGACAAGTGGTCATTTCGTAAGCTACGAGCAGAGGTTACTGTTGCTCAGATGGCTATCGTGAAACAACTAAAAGAGTTAATTAAGGAACATGGTCTAGCACTAAGCATTGACGAGTTCAGACCTAACAAACAACAAGGTAATAAACAAGAGCGTATTGCTGCAGTTCTAGAACCTAGATATGACAACCTTCAGATGTGGCACTACAGAGGTGGTAACACACAGTACCTAGAGGATGAATTATCTAGTAGGAACCCACCGCACGATGACGTTATCGACGCTCTAGCATCTGCCGTAGATATGGCTGTGCGTCCAACTCGTAACCTTAACAGGAAACGTGATAGCAATATTGTCTGGGCGAATAGCCGTTTCAGAGCAGGGAGTAGGTAATGAACACTATTGATATTGAAAATCTTATTGATCCAGATAACCTTGCTGTAGACATTGCAGATAAGTGGAGACTGTGGCATCAGCTACGTCATCATTGGGTTGAAGGTACTAAGGAGTTACGTAACTACGTATACGCTACGGATACTACAACTACTGCTAACGCAATCCTTCCTTGGTCTAATACAACGACTACCCCTAAGATTACACAAATCGCAGATAACTTACATGCTAACTACTTCGCTACGTTGTTTCCACAACAGAAGTGGATGAAGTGGGAAGCTGATACACGTGACGCTAATCGTAAAGAGAAACGTCAAGTAATCCAAGCGTACATGGAAAACAAAGTACGTCAGTCAGGTTTTGTGAATACTACATCAGACTTGATTCAGGATTGGATTCTGTATGGTAACTGTTTTGCTATGGTAGAGTGGAATGAAGGATACTCTACTAAAGAAGACGGTGAGGTTATTCCTAAGTACACTGGTCCTAAAGTAGTACGTATATCACCCTACGATATTTGTTTTAATCCAACAGCATCATCATTCGAAGACTCGCCTAAGATCATTAAGAGTATTAAGTCTCTTGGTGAGATTAAGCGTATGATTGATGCAGACCCTCGTAATGATTACTTGAAAGGCGTATTCGAAAAGATGATGTCTGCTCGTAAGAATGTACGAGGAACAGACGGTCATTTCGAAAAGGCTGAAGGTTTTATTGCTGATGGTTTCACTAGCATTGAGCAGTACTACGAATCAGACTACGTAGAGATTATGACATTCTATGGTGACATCTACGATCAAGAGTCTGGTGAGTTAATGTCAGATCGTGTGATTACTATTGTAGACCGTGCTCATGTACTAGACAACCAAGAGAATCCATCATGGATGGGTAAGGCTCCTATATTCCATAGTGGTTGGCGTAACCGTCCTGACAACCTATACGCAATGGGTCCACTAGATAATCTTGTAGGTATGCAGTACCGCATTGATCACCTAGAGAACTTGAAAGCAGATGTGTTTGATCAGATCGCTTACCCTATCTTGAAAGTCAAAGGTGACGTAGAGGATTTCGACTTCGAACCTGGTGCTCGTATATACATGGGCGAAGAAGGTGATGTAGGCTACATGGCTCCTGATGCTACTGCGCTAAATGCAGACATGCAAATACAAGTCTTAGAGAATAAGATGGAAGAGATGGCAGGTGCTCCTCGTCAAGCTATGGGTATCCGTACCCCAGGTGAGAAGACTGCATTCGAAGTACAGACACTACAAAACTCTGCATCTCGTATCTTTGAACATAAGGCTGCACACTTCGAGCGTACATTCCTAGAACCTATCTTGAATACTATGCTTGAGAACGCTCGTCGTTATATGAATAGAGCAGATACCATTCGAATACTAGACGATGAACGTGGCTTCTCTAAGTTTCTTGAGATTACTAGAGAAGACCTTACATCTACAGGTAAGATTGTTCCAGTGGGTGCAAGACACTTTGCTGAACGTGCTCGTAGATTGCAGAACCTGATACAGATGGCAGCAGTAAAAGCACAAGACCCTACTGTTGCACCACACTTGTCAGGTAAAGAACTAGCTCGTATCATTGCATACGAATTAGGTGAGCCTACATTGTACTCTGAAAATGTAGCAGTGTCTGAACAAATGGAAACACAATCTATGGCTCAAGACTTACAAGCAGCCAACGAACAACGGCTGATGGAGTCTGCAGAGATGGGAATGTTATAAGGAGTTTATCATGCCAGCAAAAGGTCAACCGTACAAGAAAAAAGGCGGTAAGAAAAATTAATGCACTCAGCTTGGACAAAAGGTCTAAGGGGTGAGGAAAAAGCCAAGCGCATCGAAGAAGTACTCTACTACAGAAATGCCTTTGATGACTTGCAAGATGTTATCGAACAGACTCTATACAAGAAAGAATCTGTTCGTGACTACGGCCCAGGATGGGCTGAAAAACAAATAGCAGTGAATGAGTACAATGCTGCTCTAGATGATCTGCTAAGACTAATAGACCTCAACCGTAAGGATCATAAAGAAT